CTTGAAAACAGGATATGCACGACGGCCCTCACGGTAGCACGACTCAATTCGCTCCACTCGTTCCATGACCTCGGATTTGAATGCAACCCCTTCGGGATACATCTCATCTGGATCAGGAAGAAGAAAACGCTTCTTTGTCGTGTTCCATGGGTGACCCATTGACGAGTTTTTGTTTAGTCCGTCAATGAATTTCACACCAGGCAGGCCATTCACGGCCGCACGGTGGGATAGAAACACTAGTTCCTTTTTCCATTCATCACCATGTTGAGTGGTGAGTTCAGCAATAATATCTGCAGTGAATGCATCAACACTCACACGCAGAACATCCTCTTGGATTGGTGTATCTGGTTTAATCATTTCAACCAGATTGAGTTTCCATGGCTCATATCCAGACATAACTGGTTTTCCATGCGCAATCTCGACACCAAAGTGTTCCTGCATTTCAGCACTCAACACCGTGGGACACACAGTGCTTTTGGGCTTGGCACGAAACCCCAACAAACTCCCATAACACTTGAGAGTTCCTTCAGGTAAATACCGAATCATACTGCGATGATGTGGTTCCGACAATGCGGGCTCACCATGCAATGTGAGTTGAGGTTCGCCACCACCATTCACAACAATGTCTCCACCGATGAGATTTTCAATCTCACTCAATAGAGGCATGTTATAAGCGGCAGTGTAATTATGGCCCAAAGTATGAATGCCAATAATGATTGGTCCCTGTGGCGTTTGTGCCACACCCAAGGACCCACAATCTCCCTTCTTGGTGAGAATTGTACTATTCACCATGTAGATTGGCATACTATGGTTGAGAGCAGTAATCTCAAAGTTGTCCATGTACTGGGCCTGGAACTGCTCCACATATTCCACAGTGCCATCTGACAAACGTCTGACGCACACAATCTTGGACACACCAACATTTGTGTTTGCCCAGAATTTCGTAATGTCCTTAAATGGCGGCAAACACCGCACTCGGAGCATCACGTAATCTTTAGCAACACACTGCTTGATGTCGCTTCGACTAAAAGTGTATGTCACATTGCTGTTCACACCTTGTGACGTTGTCATAGTAACAATCTGCATGGTAATACGATCTCCCATAACACGGGAGATAATGTGATTGTTCAACAACAACCACTGTCCACACACGAATACACCACAGCATCGCATACGACCACCCTCACTACCTGTCAAG